GGACAATACTCACGCCATACCCATTGACCATGGGCTTCCTGATGGTTGGCTGTGGCCGTTCAAGCATAACGAATCGCATCGCGTATCGTTGTTCTCGCACCGTCGCACTGCCGAAGCTCAGTACATGCAGAAGCCTCGCCGCTTCAACGCAGAGGGGGCGCTTTGGACTGAGGCGATGATAAGCGCTTCGCATGCCCTCAATATCAAGCATGAGAAGGTGCGCACAGTCGTGGCAATTGACCCGCAGGCTACCAATAGCGAAGAAAGCGATGAGTCCGGGATTGTTGTTGCAAGCGCTTATGGTGCCGGCGACAAAAAGCAGTTCACTGTGGATGCAGATTACAGCGGTAAATTCTCACCGGCTGGCTGGGCGAAAAAGGCGATGTTTGCTTACGAAGAGCATGATGCTGATGCGATCGTTATTGAAACCAACCAAGGCGGCGACATGGCAGAGGAAACTCTGCGCAATGCTGGATTCAAAGGGCGCGTTATTCGCGTACATGCCAGCAAAGGAAAATATGCCCGAGCTGAACCAATCTCTGCACTTTATGAGCAAGGTCGTGTCGCCAATAACGGCAATCTCTACGTGCTGGAAAATCAGCTAATGGAATACGTGCCGACCACCGCCAAAAAGTCACCTGACCGCCTCGATGCGATGGTTTATGCGCTAACCGAATTAGGCGGCGCTCAACCGATGGGCATGATGATTCCAAAACGCCTGCAAGGCAGATAACCCACCAACGGACAAACCATGACTGACAAATTATCACTAGCCGTCAATCACGCGCTGAATGACGTCAGGCTTGCCCGTGCGCGCCAAATGGCATTTAACCCTGGCATGGGGCTGGATGCGAAACGTGAGAGCGCATGGTGCGAATATGGATTCAAAGAAGATCTGACATTTTATGATCTGCACAAGTCCTATCGCCGCGGCGGCATTGCGCACGGGGCGGTGAATAAGCTGGTTTCAAACTGCTGGAAGACAAACCCGCAAGTTGTTGAGGGTGAGCAGTCAGACGACTCGCGAGAGCTTACTGCATGGGAGCGAGCCAGCAATCAGGTGTTCACTCACCGTTTCTGGCGCACCTTTGCCAAAGCTGACGCTCGTCGCCTTGTCGGTCGATGGGCCGGTATCCTGCTGCACATCAAAGACAGCAAGAAGTGGGATGAGCCAGTAGTTAAAGGCAAAGCACTACAAAAGATAACGCCGGTTTGGGCGAGCGCATTGAAGGTGGGCGGCCGGGATAAAAACGGCGCCATCACAATGTGGCAGTACACAGAATCGCTTTCCGATGGCAGTACGGCGCAGCGCAATGTACACCCTGACCGTGTGCTGATTATCGGCGATATGTCAGAAGACGAGATTGGCTTCCTTGAGCCTGGCTATAACGCATGCGTCAGTCTTGAGAAAGTGGAAGGCGGGTCAGGAGAGTCATTCCTGAAGAACGCGGCACGTCAGCAGAATATCAATTTTGACAAAGAGGTCGATTTCAACAATCTGGCCTCAATGTATGGCGTGACAGTTGATGAGCTTCAGGAGCGCTACAACGAAGCAGCCAGAGAGATTAACCGAGGCAACGACACGCTGCTGATTACGCAGGGCGCGCAGGTCACATCGATGGTTAACGCCGTCTCTGACCCTTCGCCGACCTATGAAGTCAACCTGAAGACCTTCAGTGCTTCTGTAGATATTCCATCGCGCATCATCGTTGGCAACCAGTCAGGTGAGCGGGCGAGTACTGAGGACCAGATTTACTTCAACAGTCGCTGCCAGTCGCGACGTGGTGACCTGTCGTTTGATATTGAGGACATGGTCGACAAGCTCACATCTCTGCAGGTCATAAAACCGGTCGCGAAATTCAGCATCGTTTGGGATGAGCTAAATGAGCAGTCACCATCTGACAAGCTCGATAGCGCAACGAAGATGAGCAGCATCAACCAGACATCGCTGGCTTCTGGCGAGCAGGTATTCACGGTCGATGAAATACGCGTTGCTGCAGGATATGAGCCAGGCGGCGGTGAGCCATTACGAGAGGATGAGGAAGATGGCGAAACTGAAGAAGAAGCCCAAGCCAGCAATCCTGCCCGGCAACAAGCTTGACCCGACCGGCGTTGACCTCCTTGAGCGCGGCGCAATGCGAGAATACGGCAGGCGCCTTAAGCAAATCAGCACGCGATACATCGAACTCCTTAACCGCATCCCGGCAGAGCCAGCAGTAAACCAGCGTTACACCTTCCAGTTAGACCCAACCCTGCTTTCAATGCTGCTGCAAAACGGCGATTCACTCGTTGATGAAATCCTGCTGCAGGGCGGCGAGTTCAATCCGTGGCTGTTTCAGGATTATGTTTCTCCATCTTATCAGCGTGGCACGGCGCAGGAGTTTGCCAACCTGTCTCAGCAATCTCCCGCGTACGAAGCCGATCGCGGCAGTGTGCAGGACATCCTTCTCAGTGATGCCTATCAAAGCCGGTTAGTTCTGGTGAGAGCCCGCACCTTTGAAGAGATGAAAGGACTGGCTGCGGATGTTAAGCAGGACCTGGCGCGAATCCTGACCGATGGAATGGGGCGCGGACAGAATCCGAAAGAAATAGCCAGACGGCTGCGTGACCAGATAGGTATTGAGCAGGGGCGGGCTAACCGCATAGCCAGGACGGAAATCACCACCGCGCTACGACGTGCCAGATGGGATGAGCATGACTCAGCCAAAGATGATCTGGGCCTGAACGTCAGGCTGCTTCATCTGTCTGCCCTGAGCGCCACAACCCGCCGGACGCACGCACTACGCCACGGCAACCTCTACACCTCAGAAGAGGTCCGCGACTGGTACAGCATCAACGGCAACGCGATCAACTGCAAATGCTCTCAGGTCACTGTGCTGGTTGATGAGAAGGGTGTGCCGCTCAATTCCTCAGTAATCGACATCGCCAAAAAAGAGTTTACCCAGACATGGGGAAAACGCATGGCAACCAATAAATCACATCACTGCTGCGACCATAAGCACGCGGCTTAATCGAGAGATAACCATGACTATGCAGGTCAACGTCACCACCAGGGTGAACAGTCAGGCTATTCGCCGTGAAACGTATAACGGTCGGCCGCATCTGGTGCTGCCAAGTTACACGCTGCCAGCCAACGTTGTGATGAACGGCGGCCTGTATCCGGCATCTGAAATCGACGCACATTATCAGGGGCTGGAAGGCACGCTGGCGCCGCTCGGTCATCCGACTGTAGACGGTCAATTTGTCTCGGCCTTTTCGCCTGAAGGCATCAACGCCGGTCATATTGGCGCATGGAATCGCAACGTTAAGAAGTCCGGCAACCGCGTTTATGCGGAGAAGTGGGTTGATACCACCGTAGCGAACCAGAGTGAAGGCGGACGGGAGCTGCTTGAGCGCGTTGCCGCTATTGAGCGTGGCGATGACGTCCCCCCGATCCACACCAGTGTTGCTGTCTTTCTCGACCAGTTGGAATCAAGCACAGAACAGAAGGCGCAGGGAATCGAGTGGGTCGCGAAGATTAACATGATGGACCACGACGCCATTCTGCTGCATGAGGTTGGCGCAGCGCAGCCCGAGCAGGGTGTTGGCCTGATGGTTAACGCTGACCAGGCGAAAACGCTGCATTCCAACTCTGGTGCGCTGATTGGCGAATCATACCGCGAGCGCGAGCGCCGCCTTGAGCAGGCTGCCCGAGATAAGTTTGCTACCGGCCTGGATGACTACGCGTGGATTGCTGACTTCACCGATTCGCAGGCGATCGTCATCCGTAACGGGGGCGATGCGCAGGTTTACGGTTACACCACTGAAGGCGGCAAGATCACCTTTGACGATACTGGCTCAAAAGTCGCCCGCCAGGAGTCATGGGTCGCCATCGTAGCTAACAAAGTTAAATCCCTTTTCACACTGCAGGATGCTCCTGCAACAAACCACCAAACGGAGGGCGATATGCCTTTAACCAAAGAAGAACTGGAACAGATTGGCACTATCGTCAGCGGCGCTATCGCTGCTAACAATGAAGCGTCACTGAAGCCGATTACTGAAGCGCTGGCAGGCATCCAGGCCAATCAGAAAACGCTGTCAGATTCACTGACCGCCAACTCACGCGCTGAAGAGAAAACCAAGCGTGATGCTGTCGCCGCAGTGCATGGCGAAATCGTCGCTAACGCTCTGTCAGGTGAAGCGCTGGACGCAATGTTTAAGTCTCTGGGTGAAGCCACCCACATCGGCACCAACAGTGCCAAAAACCCACCAGTGACCGGCGCACCGGATCCGGCTGCTTACTTCGGAGGTGCTGCGTAATGGCCCGTTATCGTCGCGTTAATATCGACGGTCAGTCTCTGTACAAGACCGAAACCCGCGTTACTGCTGCAGCGCTGCTGCCGGGTACTGCGGCTGTCATCAACGACGACAATGAGTTTGCGCAGGCTACCGCGCAGGCTGGTCGTCTCTACATCATTGAAGTTGCATACCATCAGGGTCTGAAAATCACTGAAGCAGTTCCGGCTGGCGACTCTGCTGTAGGTAACTACGTGGAGGAAGGTCGTGAGCTGGCGCTACTGTGCGTTGCAGGAACCTACGGCAAAGACGACCCGATCAAACTCGGCACGAACGGTCAGTTCACCAAAGCCACATCTGATACCGATTCGGTTATCGGCTACAGCCAGGATGAAGCGACTATCGCTGCGAGCTCTACCGACCTCATCCGCGTGCGTATGCGCGTCGGCACCGTTGCCGCAGCTGCTGGCGCTTAATCAGGAGAATAAGAATGTATTTTACCGCTGAAACACTGGCTGCTAACAGCCGACTGCGCGGACACTGGAACGAGCTGTGGGCGAACCGTGACATCTTCAATGCTCAGCACGACATGATGGTCAACGCGTTTCGTACGCGCATGACGCATGACATGCTGGCAGCGAATGCCATCGGCGGCTTTACTCGCGAATTCTGGGCTGAGATTGACCGCCAGATTATCCAGATGCGCGATCAGGAAGATGGCATGGAAATCATTAACGACCTGATGGGCGTGCAGACCGTTCTTCCTATCGGCAAGACTGCGAAGATGTATAACGTATCAGGCGACATCGCAGATGACGTATCCATCAGCATTGATGGTCAGGCGCCATATTCATTCGACCACACTGATTACGATGGTGATGGTGACCCTATCCCGGTGTTTACCGCTGGCTATGGTGTCAACTGGCGTCATGCTGCTGGCCTGAGCACTGTCGGCATCGATCTGGCGCTTGATTCTCAGGCTGCCAAGCTGCGCAAGTTCCATAAAAAGCGCGTTGATTACTACCTCAATGGCAGTGACGCAATCTCCGTCGATGGCATGAAAGGTCAGGGCATCCGCAACCACCGCAACACTTCCAAGATCAACCTTGGAAACGGAGCTGGCGGCGCAAATATCGATCTGACAACGGCTACCCCGGCTCAGATGCTGGCCTTCTTCGGTCCTACTGGTGCCTTTGGTATCAACGCCCGCCGCAACAAAGTTGCTGCTTATGACAAGTTGTGGGTGAGCGCCGAAATCTGGGCGAACATGTCCAAGCCTTACACCATTGAAGTTGGCAGCGGCTCGAATGCTTTTGTAAGTGGCACTGTGCTGGATGCGATCGCGAAGTTCATTCCTGCCAGAGAAATCACGCCGACCTTCGCACTTACCGGCAATGAATTCTTCGGCTACCAGCGCCGTCAGGACGTCATTTCTCCGCTGGTTGGTATGGCTGTTGGTACTGTGCCGCTCCCGCGTCCAATGCCGCAGAGCAATTACAACTTCCAGATCATGTCTGCAGAAGGTTTGCAGATTAAGAAGGACGGCGAAGGCCTGTCCGGTGTGGTCTACGGCGCCAACCTGGCTTAAGGAGAAATCATGGCTGATAAATACGAAGTGATTAAGCCGTGGCACGGCGTGGCAAAGGGTGACGTGGTGCAGCTTGAAACAGTGCATCCATCACTGAAGCCTCACGTCCGCAAGCTTTCCGGCAAAGCATCGGCTGAGCTGGTTCCGGCAACACCTAGCGCCACGTCAGACAAGCAGGCCCGCAAAGATGCGATCACCAAGCGTCTTGATGAGCTGGGTATTGAGTACAAAGGCAATCTCGGCGCTGACAAGCTGGCAGAGCTGCTGCCGGACGGTGAGCTGGAAAAGCTTTTCCCAACCGCTGAATAACAACCGCCGCGCTGGCGGTTTTTTTATGCCCTGTTCCGGCAGGGCTGAGAGGTACTCATGGTTACCCAGGAGCAGGCAAAAGAGTATCTGGTTAGCCAGGGTATTACGCTGCCAGATTTCATTCTCACGGCACTTGTTGAGCAGGCCAACAGCATTCAAGAATGTCTGGATGCTAATTACCCGCCAGCTACTGCGTTACTCATTCAGATGTACCTGTTAGGACTGATGGGGCTGGGGCAGGGCGATAAATACATCAGCTCTCAGTCAGCCCCATCTGGTGCTTCGAGGTCATTCCGGTACGGTTCATTCGCCGATCGCTGGAAGGGCTCACTCGGACTTCTGCGTGGTCTCGACAAAAACGGGTGTGCCACTGCATTGATACCCGCCGACCCAACTCAGCAGTCCTTTGCAGGCATCTGGATAGCGAAGGGCGGATGCATGTGTGGGGGGCGTCGATGAGCTGGCTGCCGGCATCACAATTACCCAAGCCATTCGAGCGAGTGTGGGTGACAACTTCAAATGGTCGGCAGACAACCGGCTATGTGAACAACAGCGGTGAGTGGGTGATTAACTGCCCTCGCATTGCCGCTCAGAAGGCCACTGTGACGAGCTGGAGGAAATGACATGTCATCTTTAGCCAGTTGGTCATACACGGCTCAGGCGACCATCTGGAAGCCTTTAGGGCTGAATGAGTACGGCGATTCTCTTGGCTGGTCTGAGCCGCTGGTGATTGCGTGCGACTATCAGGGTGGCCTGAGTAAGCGGTTAGGGGCGATTGGTGGCGAGAAGGTAGTAAAGAACACCATATGGACCGAGTACGCACTGGCAGACACCGGTGATTACATCCTGATTGGTGCTTCGGGCAATCCTGACCCTATCGCCGCGGGCGCTGATGAGGTTATGCAGGCTATTCGCTATGCTGACACCTTTGAGCGTTTAACTGATGATTATGCAATTCTGACCGGGGGCTGATATGGGAGTAAAGGTCCACGGCATCCGGCAGGCCCAGCAAAACCTCAACGCACTGATTGGCGACATTCAGGGCAGGAAGGCTGTCAGGGCTATTCAGAGCGCATTAATCATCGGCTCATCACAGGCGGCGCTGTACACGCCTATCGACACGTCTACGCTCATCAACAGCCAGTATCGAGAGCTCGACATCAAAGGCGCGCGTCTAACCGGGCGGGTTGGCTACTCGGCTAACTATGCGGTTTATGTTCACGATCCGAATGTTCCGCAGACCTTCCGCAGGGCGACAGCCCAGAAGGAGTTTTTGACCAAAGGCTTCGAGGATACCCGCGACCTCATCGACCGCACCATTAAAAAGGAGATGAGCTTGTGAATCCTCCGATGCATCAGCGCGTTAAAAATCTTCTTATGGGTGCGGGCCTGACGTCGGGATACTCGGTTCAGTCACTCATCTGGACTGATACGGGTGATTTGAAACAGAGATTCATCGTGTTCCGGCCTAACGGTGGCACTCCGGTCGACAGAGATATCGGCTCAGACCATTACGTGCTTGTTGACCTGATCACCGGAAAGTCTGCAGGAGATTACGCAAAGTCAGAGTCTGACGTGCAGGCCATCATCGACTACGTGCAGCAAAACCCTATCAGCGACCCCTGCGTCGGCCAAATCACCAATATGGGTGGCATACCATCACCAATCCCCACGGCAGAGGGGCGTATGGTCTGGCGCCTGCAATTTGCCTGTTCTTACGGCGAAAGTTAATCAAAAGAGGAATTACCCATGGCAGCAAATTGCCCAACAGACAACACAGCGTTGTTTGGCCGCGCCATTGTGCTAGAAGTAGCCGATGGTTGCGCCGATGCAGTACCGCAGGAGTCAGAGTGGAAGGCTCTGGCTGCAGGCACCAGTAAAGGTTTCGACTTCTCGCCTAACAGCGTAACTTCAGACGCTGATGACACTCAGGGCTATGTTGAAAATATTGTCACCAATGCTGACTTCACAATCTCTTTTGAAGGTGAAGTTCGCAAGAATGACAAAATCGACCAGTATGGCGTTTTCCGCCTGATCAAATACTTCAACACCGAGATTCAGGCGGCTCGTCAGCCAACTATCTGGGTTCGAATGGAGTTTGGTGCAGTAACCTTCCAGGGTTACATGCTGATCAACGCGCTGAGCTCTGACGGTGGCACTAACGACATCATCACTTTCTCAACCGAGTTCAAAGTTGCCGCTGCCAATACCATTGAGGTGCTGGATACCGACGATGCAGTTCCAGCTACTGGCGTTACAGTTACTCCAGCGACTACCTCAGTTGTAGTTGGTGCTACTCGCC